TTAAGTAGTTTTTAATGTGGAGTCGATACATCGATCTCCCCAGTCTCGTTGTCGAAGGTACTAAGTTTATACAACTGGTACTCTTCTGGATTTAGGTTTTGTTTTGTAAGCATCTGGTTATAGTTCCGATCCGCTATCGCTTTATTTTTTGCCTGGAACACTGGACCGTATTCCTCGGCCAGTTTGTCGTAGATGCTATAGAGTTCGTAGATCATTACTTCACTACTCCTTTCTTGGTTTTTTTCGGTGACTGGTGTCACCTGGCTATACTAACAACAAGGGTTGCGTATAGTAAAAGTACTTAACGTACGTTTAGTAGACAAGGTTTTCAGAAAACTTGTATTTTGATAATTGACGGGCGGGAGTGACCTTACCACAAGCCGAGACAAAAGTATTTGTCTTTTCTCGGCGTGTGGAAAGCTCCCCGGGTCGGCTGTCCGCAGGACGGCTCCCGCCCGTTAGGGCGGGGTGTGTCTTGGTATTTTTTGTTTCGTTTGCTTTGCTTCACTCCAACCCCGCCGGGGCAACGCTCGGTCCGCGTTTGCCCCGTGGGGTACTCACCTAGGGTGCGTGACCGGATGGTGTTTAGAGCTTCTGCTCTTTTAAGCCTGTTCGGGCTGTTATATTTCTATCTGCCTGGACTTTACTTTTTAAGTTTACGTCGAAGAGGTCGGTCGTTTTATTTTGATTTTTGTACTCCCTGAGTTCTTCGTCCGTTTTTTTTGTTCTGACGTCCTGGCTTTTCGATAGGTCCAGCCCTAGCTTTTTTACGTAGTACCTCGGTACTCCCATCGGTACGCCCTGGTGAGTTATTTTTTCGTTTTGTTTCAAGTAACTAAAGTTACTTTCTGCCCAAGACAATCCCAAGCCCTGTGATTGTAAGGAGAAAAGATCTGAATCTCTTTCTCCTGGTTGTTTATAGAGTTTCTTTTGAATGTATGAAGAAACATATCGGCATGAGTTTATTGTTACAGTTCCGACGTGTACAAGGCCTTTATTCCAGGCCTTTTCAATGATATGTTTGTCGGAGATTCTCATCCCGAATATTATGAGGTGGTAATGTGGACGACAAGTTCCTCGAGTACCGTATTCGCCAGAGGCGTAGTATTTTATCGGTTGTTCGTACTCTTTTCGGAGTCGTTTTAAGAATAGCTGCAATTCTCGCTTTTCTATTCTGCCTGATGGCGGTAGTTTATCTTCTGAATAGGTAAGTGTTACAAAAACAGAATGTTCCCAGCTTGACGCTTCGTCCATGAGTCGAATTGACCATTCGTTTGTTCTTTGAACACGGCATGACATGCATTTTCCGCAGGGGAATGTAAGATCCCCATTTATCTCTATTGGTTTTGTGCATGTCACTGTATTTCCTATATTTATTGTATGGTTGTTTGTCCAACAACTAGAGGCGGATACCGCCGCGAGAAACACCATACTTTTTAATAGTTTTACCTTTACCAAATCTTTTTGCTTTAGGTTTTCTATGTGGTTTTCTGCGTCGTTTAGCCATTATTTATCCCTCCTGGAGAAGATTCTTCCAAAGAAATCTTCTATTTTTTGATTTATATTTCTAGCCCATTCGTTAGAGGCTTCCATTTGCCCCTCTCGTCTCTCCCTAATAGTTTGTCTTTCAGGATTGTTTTTCAGGGAGATGGGATTATCCGGAGGTGGCGTATCAGCTGCTTGCTGTAAAGTGGGGACGACATCCCCTAAAGCCCCTCTTGTTGAATTATTTAAACCAAATGTTTTAGCCAGGGCATCAAGTGCCTGGATTATTTGTGTTGTGGTTCCGTTTATATCTGAACGGATACCCGCATCATATGCTTTACCGAAATTATAGGCTCTCTCCATTGTATCGAGACCTAATTTATCCTGTTGCATTTGGATATATTTTATTTGCGCATCTGTTTGCGCTATTTGTTTTTTTTGGGTCAACATTGTTTGTTCGGCAGATTTCGCTGCCTGGTAACTTCCTACGGAAGTTTGAGTTGACCTGTTTGATATTGGTGCAGAACTTGCAGCCGAACCAGCTGCTAAAGTTTTTGATAGGCCTGCTGCCTCTAAATCTGCAGCTCTTCGTTGAACGGCGCTATCTTCCCTGGCGAATTGTTCTTCACGCCTTTTTTTACGCGTGAATAGATCTACCATTCCGCCAGCGAGGTTTGTTAAATCTGATCCTGCACCTAGGACTCCGCCAAAGCTCATTCCGGAGGTGTGTCCTGTGGGGTTGTATTGGTCTCCTGGGACTCTGCTAATTTTGAGGCCTCCTCTTTAAGAGCTTGTGCTTTATCTTTTTTTGTTTTAGCCGATTGCTCAAGACGCGCGCTAGCTGCTCGTAAGTCTTGGGTTGCATCGGCCGGGTCGTATCCTGGTCGCCGAGTTTTATCTTCAAAATCATCCGGGACCTCCTGTCCTGGTTCGAAATCATATTTTAGATTTCTGTATTCTTGAAGTCTTCGTCCGGCATCTAGGAATTCCTCGACCCTTGTTTTAGTTGAGCGGTATCCCGCCGTTTCGACCATTTTTTTTGTACCTGGTCGTTCTAATTTTGTACCTGGTCTCTTTGTTTTGGAGTATCTAGTTGCTACTTTCATACTTCCTCCTAGAAGTGGTCCATTAGACCAGGATCAGATGCGGCCGGCATTGGTCGTACCGCTCTGATTTTATTTGCGAAGTTTACTATCAGTCCTGGTTCCGAAGGAACAGCGAATATATCTTTCCTGATATTTCCTTCTGTTGAGATGAATGTTTCATCAAGTATTGGGGCACTTTCGAATGCCCTGGCAAGATGCCAGTAGTCAAATGATATTGTAGCGTTCGTCCGCATCCAATTTGCTACCATATTTTGTTTAACTCTCATTTCGTCGTATTTTCCCTGATAACCGAAGAGAGTTGTGTTTTCGGCAGCAACGCCAGTGGCGTATATTTCTGCCTGTTCTATCCCTTGTTCGGATAGATGTGCGAATTCTGGGAAATAAAAATCATATTTTGTACGCCGTAGCCACTGCCGATTTATGCCCTGCTGATAAGCTGAACGGGGCATTACTGACATTATTCCCATTATAAGACCGAATTCTTTTACTTTGTATGAGCCCGCGAAATTGCGGTCTGCTGTTATGCCGTGACCGGCTAATGTTCCCTGGGCTTCTCCGCCCAGATCTGTAGGAACAGTTGAGAGGACCTCGGATATAATTACCGAGGATTTTGTGCCCCCGATATATTCTGGGCGATCTAAACGATCATCTTTAGGGGACATGCCGAAGTGTGCCTGAAGGAATTCTGTATACCTGGCACCTACTCGGGCATTTCTTTCTAGAAACTTTTGTACTTGTACGACTTCTCGAAGATCTGCGATGTCGAATGATGTGGCTGATGATAGATCAATAGTATTATTTTCCAACGCCCATTTTGTACCGTCATTTGCTGGTACAGCCGGAGGACCGGTGGCTGCGTTTATTTCCATTGCTACATCAGTACCACCTAATGATGCTGGCCATACGGCAGAGGTTGTTCCCGCTATTGGTAACGATGGAGCAATTTCTGATCTTTGCTGCCATGGTAGTGAACTGGTAAAATAATCTTTTTCCCAGGCACGGTAGAGTATGTTGTTTTGGTCGAGTTCGACCGGTTCCTGTAAGGTCTGGTCCCGATAATATTCATTGTATATGAAGTTATATGCTGTTCTTGGGAAGGAGAGCGGATATGCTCCGTCAGGTATGACGTTTATTGGAAATCCCATGTAATCCCATAGTGTGCCTTCGGCATTTGAGGTGGCATCGGGGATCCAGGTAGGCGGTATTGGTTCAAGGTCTCCTTGAGGTCCGCCTGTTATAAAGTCTTCCCATTCGTCCCAAAGGAGACGATAAGGTACGAAGAAGTAATGAACATATATGTTCACTTCATGGAGTATTGGTGCAACCAAGGGTTGCCATCTGAGGACAATTTCATTTCCGATTTTAACGGAGTCCCCAGGGACGTATTCGTCCGCGCAGGCCACAATAAGCTGGCCCATGTCGCATGTGAATTTTTTTTCGTAGGATAGATCGAATACCGATCTTCCTGGTCTGAGTTTCGAGACATTATTGAATTGATTAGCCATAGGGGATCTCCTATGGCCATAAGTGTATACTTTTGTAGACTACTACACAAGTGTTAAGTAGTTTTTAATGTGGAGTCGATACATCGATCTCCCCAGTCTCGTTGTCGAAGGTACTAAGTTTATACAACTGGTACTCTTCTGGATTTAGGTTT